ATGAACATAAATGCCATCCTTTTTGTTGTCTTTACATTCTGCAATACCAACCGTTCTGTATCCGAATTTCCATCCATCTGCAGTCTGGTTCTGATCCGGAGAAATAACTTTAGATACAGTATGCTTCTGGTACTGAATTGCAGCCTGTTTATCAACAATCAGGAAGTTCATTGCGACTGCACCAGTATCTTTTGTAAATCCTCCGGCACCCGAAGCATTCAGTTTTACCTTATTGTAAAATCTTCCTGATGGAACCTTGATGATTCCTGCAAATCCTTCAATTGCTTTCTTAGATGCAGTTGTATCTAAGTCCTCAATCAGTCCATATACTGTCGGATTGATAAACAGATAGCATGTACTAAGATTTGCCTCGGCATTCTCAATCTTTCCTCTTGCAGTTCTGAGTGCTGCTAAAGCTTCTTTTCCTGTTGCAAGAGCAGCCTTTGCTGTTGTAACACCTGGAATCTGTGCATAAGATGCCAGTCTGTATGCATCAAGTTCCGGTACAACCTGGGTTCTTAAAAACTCCCCTGAAAGACGTCCGAATGCAATTCCGGCAGATTCAATGTTATCCATTGCATCCACATTAAACATACGACCTCTGTCATAAGCACATTTCTTTACATTCCTCCTGAAATATTTTATTGACCGCTCTTTCAGCGGTATGGGATATAGCCGGGTAGACCTCCGGCATGGTAGTTGTCCAGTTTAATGCCATATGACAGGGCATAAAAATAAGACGCTTACCCCTGCGTCTCAAAGGGAGATATTTGGACCACCTCCTAAAAATGAGTACAAAAATACCACCGGTCATTTCGACTGGTGGCAACTACGGAATCAAATCCGTTATTCCTTTTGCTGCTTTATACATCTTCTGCATGATACTGTTTTCACTCAAATATTCAAGACCTTTCAAAGTAATCCGAATATCTTCCGCATTAACGTTTGTCTCTCCAGTTACATACTTCTGGATTGTTACCCCTTTGATGTAACCAGCATCTAAAAGCATCTCGATATATTTATTCCAACGCTCATTGGATATTTTCAACGCCTCCGAACTAATGCTATCCAAGTTACATTCTTCCAGATCCATTGATTTTTCCAATGCAGAAAGTATCTTGTAAATGATTTTAAAATTATCCATAACGCACCTCCTAGTTCGTTTGATAATATATATCGTCTCTTATAGACTCTAACATCCGTGTTTTCGGGGTAGCCTCATAATCCTTTCCCATCCAGTATACGGACTCATCTTCAACGTAATCCATGAAAGCAATTTTTGTATCTACATCTATCTCAAATCTCCTGTTGTTTTCAGATGTTAATACTTTTTGAACTAACGGATTGTCCGCATATTCTTTTTTTAAAAAATCTATTTGCTCTTGACTCAGTTCAAATTTACGCATTGTGCAGTCTCCTTACCAAATCCTTATCCGTCGGATTACATTGAATCAACATCCCGTTTTCCGGATTTATCGAAACAGTTGCTTTCTCACCGATATATCTCTGGCTTATTCTTCCGTTCCTATCAGCTTTTGGATTTTTCAAATCAAGTGGGCTTCTCAGTGCATTTATGATTTCCTCTATCGTTACCCCTGATCGAGATCTCTTCGTCTTCGGATCTTCCATCGTTCCGATTACACGTTCCAGAAAATGTTTACTCTGACCGGTAATTCTTACGCCATTTGATGTCTTAATGCCAACCACCGTCTTCTCAATTTCCTTATGAAGCTTAACATAATTCTCAAAACTTGACATCGGGGAAATCATTCCTTCTTTAACCGATTTCATGTAGGTCTGAAGTAGCTCCCACTTCTTACTGTCATTATATTTCACCTGACCGAACTTTACAAGTGATCCAACGGAATCTCCCAGAACTTCTTTGTACCGCTTGTACTGTGCGATATCTTTTGAAGCGTTTTGGATCATCTCCGGTGGAAATAGCTTATTCTGCGTTTTACTATTGGTGGCAATTCTTCCTCGTCCATCAATATAAATCCGCTCTCTTTCCTCTTTCAATCCCATTTTCCGAGAAAATGCTGCATATTCGTTAAGCTGTCCCTGATATTTGGCTTTTTGGAGCATAACTTCCTGCCGATCAGCACCGCTGTCCTGAAGCATCTGTACCTTTTCACGTTGCGCCCGCATTGCCGTTTCCATTTGGCGTTGTCTCTGCTTTGCCTCATACAGGGTGTACTCTTTGCCCTGGAACTCTTTTGGCTTGCTTTCCTTCCGGTTCTGTTCTTCGAGCCAGTCATCCGACCAGTTGCGTTCCGATATTCCCGGAAAGAACGGATAGTATGTGTGGTAGCAGTTAGCTCCCAGAAGTCCAGTCACGGTACCAAGTCCACAGACCGAATACAGCTGCTCCTTTGTCCAGACACGTCCTTGCCATACCGAATGCGCAGGTCGTGCTCCGGCATGCCATTCAACCTCGAAATACTCTGTTCCAAGCTTCTTGGCATTGTAGTCTGCTATTTCTCCGGTAAGATTCGCCACACCAGTCATCACAGCTCTTCTGGCAGCCACTTCTACCCGACTTGCATATCCGGATCCATACTCAATCTTCCGGAGTCCACTGTTGGTAAGCTGCGTAACTACTCTTCGTAGCACGCTACCATAATCAAAAGCACCGGTCACAATATCATAACAGGCATTGTCCAGATAGTTGCTGTAGACCTGTGATAGTGGTGTCAGGACTTTCTTGCCATTGTAATCTAAGTAAAAGCCAAGTGACTTAGTTACATTCTCCAGATCTTCCAGACTCTGCCGGATAACAGCATCTGTGATCTGCTTGAGCTGTTCATTCTTCTCAAACAGGATAAACTCTGCATTGATCTGTTCGTAAATGTCCTTGTTCCGGACATATTCCCAATCGATCACTTTATCGTACAGCTCAAACATTTCCGGATAAGACGCATCCAGTGTTTTCTTGATCTCTCTTTCGATATCCTCGGAAGAATATCCCAGAATCCGTAACCGATTGATCTGCCAATCTGCTGTACTTGTGATCTCACCGACCTTTTTAATCCGTCGGGCAATGTCCTGCAGAATCCGTTCTTCCAGGCTTATGTACCGCGCTGCAATCTTACTGGCAATCTTTTCTTTGTAATCATCCCGCATCCTACTCCATCACCTGATTCTGCTCTGGTAGTTTTGCTTTTGCAGTTTCTTCATCCTCGTTGTACCATTTCATCCGGTATTCCAACAGACTCATAACCCCCATGCTTACATCCTGCCGATCTTGCTGTCGTTCCGATTCTTCGTCTGCCAGAATGGAATCATTAAATTCACAGGTAAATTCCACACCGGACATATAAGAACCGTTGTAGAATGCCAAAGCAGTTACAAATCCATTCAGGCACTCTTCCAATTTCCCCTGAATTGCAGTTACACGGTTGTATTTCCTTGTCTTGGAAGCAAGCACCTCAGTAGCTGTCTTATCTACCTCCTGTGCATCTGAAAGATCTCCGTAGGCAAGTCCCACATTAAATTCGATTTCCCGTTTGTATTCTTCCAAACCTCTTCTGAAGGCTTCATCTCGCATCTCAGGCGAATATTCTTTATACAGTTCTTTATCTTTTCCATCATCAAGATTCAACCCCTTATACAGGCGTTTCTTTAATCTCGGTAAATAGGTCTTTCCACCGCTCTTCTTCAAAGCTCTCTCGTCAATATGGATTGCACGTTCTCCAGAATCGTACTCCCAGTCCAGCCGAGCTCCCTGGATGTCTGCTTTCCTGATCAGGTTCTCTGCGGACTCATAGATCGATACACCACAAGCGGATCCGTCCACCTTATTCTCAATCGGGTTTTGATAATATCCAAAATCCATCTGAACCATCCCTGGATAAATAACCGGTCCCGGAAGAATGTTCGCCCATTCAACCACCTCTTCCAGACTGCAGATCTGCCCGATATCGCTCTGACTCTGCGAATGATAACATTTATTCTCAATCGTCAGGTTCCCATTCGTAAAATAGTGCCGCTCAACTCTGGTATAATAATCATTCTCACCAACACACTTCACAACCAGAAAAGCAATATCATTCGGCGTACCGTCATCCGCAAAACTGATCACAATAAATTTGTCCGCTGCAACATATTCTGCTGTATCTGGTCCAAGTGGTCTAAGCACCATTGCTCCAAGTGCCAAACCGGTCTGCAGCTTCTTGCTCATGTCTGATAAGCTCTTCTGAAGAACCTTGTCCATCTTGTCATTATTCAAGATCTTAGCTTCCATCTCCACTAAAACGGAATCTGCGAACTCACGGCAAATCCCCTCTTCCAGCTTCAAAGACTCTACAATATCGCTGCACCAGCCCGCATTCCCAACCAACATCTTTTTCCATTTATTGATGGCATCGATCATGGTCTGTGACAGCGCCACATCTTTGCCGATTATATTTTTTAAGGTCGTATAATTAAACATGCTCACTATCCTTCCCCATAGTCTTTTTAATCCATCAAACATCTTCCACCTCTTCTATCAGGTCCTTCATATCTCTTTCTATCGTATACTCAAATGCATCCAGACTATCAATATCGGTGCTGCCATCATCCAGACGCTCATCCTTGTCCGTTACATCTTTGTTCCATACCGCATCAGAAAATGCTGCCTGCAGGGACTTGCAATCGTCTGTTATCCAGAATCTTCCCGCTCCCATAAGCCTTACCGTGCAACGGATCCGGTCAATAATCGCTGCTTTCCTTGCTTTTCTGACAGTGATCCAAGGGAATCTTTTTTCTACTGCATTCCGAATAGAATTACCAAGTACGGTTTCTGCATTGTCGTAATAAACGGATTCCACGTTGCAATACTCCACATAATTACCACTTTTTGCAAGCACCCCGTATTTATCGATTACCTCCTGAACAAAATCACAGAACAGCTCATCCAGCCTATTACTGTCAATATCTTCCTCTGAATCCTTCGCCATGATTCTCTTAGACATTACCGCAACCACATCCGCATAATCATCTGTGTATCCTCTGGCAACAAAAGAATGACCGGACTGATTTCCTCCGAAGTCAAGTCCGATCTCTATCGATACAATATCTGTTTTTTTGAACTGCTTGTATTCTGCGTCATTTGTAAGCTCATCCAGTACCTCACATTTATAGACATCCGGATTATCCGCAAAACGTTTGTAGATTGCTCCTTCTGCACGCTTCCAGAGTCCAAGGATTAACCGGTCATAATAAATCGTACCCTCATACTCCTTACAGAGCTCCTCCACATATTTCGGAGGTAAAAAAGGATTGTCAAATATCGTATATTTCTGCAGATAAATATCTAATTTATCATTGTCCAGGAATTCTTTCAGCCAATGTGTTGGATGCTCCGGATTGCAGGATCCATCAAAACACGAATACGGCTTATCAAGTCGCGATTTCAACATCTGAAATACTTCCTTGTTCCACTTAGCGACCTCATCGCCGTAACAATACTTGATACTGGAACCTTGAATCTTCGCCACCTGACTGACCTTTTCAGCTCCCAGACAATACACCTCTTCACCACAAATATGCGCCATATTCCGGTTATTGATCTGTCCGATCAGCTTGTCTGTATAAATCTCGCGCATTGGCTGCAGCACATTTCGCTCAATCGATTCTTTGGATACACCAAGAATAACATTGAGTCCCGGTTTACCAGTTCTTTCCCGAATACGAAAAGGAACCACAAAAGCCGTATCAACGTAGGACTTTCCAGAACGTACCGCACCAGACTTAATATTCCATCTATGAGTTGCGTTCACAATGTACTCATTCTGTTTCTTGCTTAACTGCATTATCCCGCACCTCTTTCAGGATCTGATCCAGCCGATCAAGTGCTTCATCATTCTCATTTTCACCAGTAATAGCTTCTTTTCTTGCCTTGATCAGTTCTGTATCTGCTTTCTTATTTTCCAGATCTTCCTCGGCTCTGGCGCTTTGTCCGGAATACTGTGCTACAAACTTTGCCGCCTGCGTATCTCCCGCCAATGCCATCTTAATCTGAGCCATAAGCAAAGCCGATTCCAGAGTACACTCAACACCAAGTGACTCTAAAACCGGCTTCCATTCTTCGTTATCTATTTTGGCGGTAAGAAGCAGGTTTAAGGTCTTTCGGAAGTCTGCCTTCCTTCGTCTGACTTCACCGCTTCTTTTTCCTCCGCGAGATTGTATCTCCCGTAGTTCTTCCGTACTTCGCTTGTCAAATCCTTTATCTCTTATGTTTTCATATCCTGCCACTTCACCACCTTCAATTCTGGTTTATTTTACGCGTTAGAAAAGCACCCCGAAGGGTGCCTAATTATTCCTTTATTTTTATAATGTTATTCAGACAACATCATGTTGTTCACTAAAACAACAACTGCTACAAATATTAATGCATACTTCAAATCATTTGTTCCAAATAATTGTATAAAATCTCCGCATACTAATTCGAACCACGCAAAAAATGAAGAAATAATATTACTCCATTTGCATACCATTTTTTTATTTCCACTTTTCTTTGCCCAATCAGCTATCAATGCATATATTACAAAAATTACAAATGTAAAAATCAATTCATGCATCGTTTCCTTTGTCGTAAGCAACAATGTTAATTTATCAACTTGCATTTTTATCTCCTTCCACCAAATTTCATTTCTATAATATCCCAAATCTTGACATTACGCAACGAAAAAGACACCCAGCAATATCAGGTGTCTCTTCATGGTTTTAAATACTTACGATCGGAGGAACCATCAAAAATGCCTTACCTTGTTACATTTCATCAATTCCAGTTTATACTCTATCACTTTTTATCCGGACATTGTGGGACATTTTCAAAATATCTTTGAATTTTTTTACGGACGTTCTCATCTGTGTACCGGATTCGGCGTTTCGGAAACATTTTGT